AGAAATAACAGAAACAGCAGAAGATACTTATATTATTACAACAGGGGGCGATAGGTATGATAGTTTAGCTCAACAGTTTTATAACGACCAGTCATTATGGTGGGTAATTGCTATGGCAAATAACTCAAAAAAGGATGGATTAATTGTAAAACCAGGAATACAGCTACGCATACCAGCAGATGGACCAGGAGCAAAAGACGCATTCGACCTTTTAAATGAAACTAGATAATGGCCGCAAAACAAGTTTTTGGATCTGCCCTCGACCATGAAGTAGCAAAACAGATTGCAGTTAGAGAGGAAGTGTTCGCAAAAAAAAGTAGATCATCTACTGATATAGCATTCCTTAATGGGAGTACTGCTTGGGTGAGGTTAAGTTCTTCTGTTAACACTCTAGATAGTTATCAACCATCCCCACAAGAAAAAGGAACAGCAAGTCAAGCATCCTGTGATCAAGGAGATCTAAATCTTGCAAACAATTTAATACTACTCGGAGGTACCTTAGCTTATAATTACCCTGATCATAATTTGAGAGCAGGATTTGGAAATGAATCTTCTACTAATTTATCAAAAACAGCTTACCATAAGTCTAGATCAACAGGTTTTAGACCTATGCCCGGTATAACTTCTATTTCGGTAGCATCAAAAGGAGAATTTGGAGCTTTAAAAGAATCTAATATTAAACTTAAAATATGGTCTAGAGAAGATTTAGACGATATGGATAGAATATACTTCAGAGTAGGTTATTCAGCTTTATTAGAATTTGGCCACTCCGTATACCTGGATAATTCAGGAGCACTTCAAACTATATCTAAGAAAGTAGGAGTAGATAGTTTCTTTACTTCAAGCCCTAATTCATCACAGACTGTAGTCGATGAAATAGATGCAAAAAAAGGAGATTATAGTTTCAACTATGAAGCTCTATTTGGTTTTGTTACAAATTTTTCTTGGACGTTAAATAGTGACGGTAGTTATGATTGCTCTATTAAATTAGTATCTAAAGGAGTGATTATAGAATCATCAAATCAAACTACCACAGTCTCTCAAGAAGTAAAAGAAAAACAAGATGAACAAAAAGCAGAAGCAGATACACAGAAATTAAAATCTCTTTTACATTATATCTTATACCAGGTTGAAGGCTGGACGGTACTGGGACCTATTAGTAATTTAGGAGAAGTATTTACTTTATCGGAAAATGAACAACTAAAGGGTAAAGTAAATAGATTGAATGAACCATTTGCCGGTTCTGAAGTATCAGTAGGTACAGGTAATTATATGTTTACTCGAGCATTTTATAATGACCGTATATCGATTAAGTATATCAGGTTAAACTTTTTATTAAAAATGCTTAATGCATTTGTAATGGTTAAAGACGGGTCCGGTAGTACAATTTGCGGATTTGAAGAAAATAGTGTAGAACCTTTTACAACATACCCCGGCCACTTTACATGTGACCCATTAGCTGTGTTAATACCTAAAACTAGTAATACTCATGGGTATGCTAAATTTGAAAAAGACGGTATACATGACGGAATATGTGCAAGCTCAGCAGGAGGAACAGATCACATTGCTAATATTTCGATTAGTACTCATGTGCTCAAGGGACTATTAGATGAAATGCTTGATTCACCTCCGGAACCAGGTACAGGTATACTTGAATTTATGGAAAAAGTACTTTCTACAATTAACTTTGCTTTAGGAGGAATTAATAACCTTTCTATTTTCTACGATGATGTAACTCAAATACATAAAATTATAGATAAAACAGCCCCGGGGTTAGCTAAAGAAGGGAAGTCAGCTCCGAGAATTAATATATCAGGATTAGGAGCAACAGTCCTTGACGTTTCAGTTAATAGTGAAATTACAAGTGAAATGGCTAGTATGGTTGCAATATCAGCACAAGCAGGTACAGGTAAGTACAAAGCTAACTTACAGAATATACTTGCATGGAATAGAGGATGTATAGACAGACATCATACCTTTAAAGCAACCGGTGATACAGGTACAAAAACTACAGATGAAGAGACAGAGGAAAGAGAAGTGCCGTTTGGAGAAAGGTTTAAAGAAGGTTGGGAAAAATTAAACAGCTCAACTGGTGATATTAACCCAGAAATATGGAGCACTTTAAAATCTGAAGCTCAAGATGTAATTTTAGCCGGCCTAAGAAAAGAGCAATTTAAGTCCAGTATACCTAATACTATACCAATGCCTATTTCACTTAATATTAAATTACTAGGTATAGGAGGTTGGAAAGTAGGTCAATGTTTTAAATTAAATTCTAGTATTATCCCATCACAGTATAAAGAGTGGGGGTTCTTAATAGTAAAAGCAGATCAAGAAATTGGCACAGATAATAAATGGGTAACTACGATTGCAGGAAAAATGTTTAAACTATAAGTAATGTATATACCAAAACATAAACTTAAGGTAGGGGGAAAAGTACCCGGTAAATTGATCGATAAGATTACAGGTCGACAGTTCCTAGGCAAGTACGTTCAGGGACCAGATAAAAAATACTATAAAGGAACCCAGATTACAAGCAAATCAGAAGAGTTGATACTCCAAAAAGATAAGTCTGCAGAAGAAAAAGCACTTGGAATGAGTACAGTGCATGTAACCCCATCTTCAGCAGATTATACGAAAGGAACATTTATAAGATACTTTGTAAAAGATTCAAGACTTAATAGAGTAGTTGAAGTAGATAAACCTAAGTACGTGGAACAAAGAAAATCAGGTAAGCTATATCGTAGAACATTAAAAATAATGTGGTACATTACAGGAGACCCTGAAGATCAAACAATAAAGGGATACGTATACCCAGGATTAAAGAAAAAGAATCAAGACGTAATAGATAAAGCAGAACAAATACTCTCAGGAATAGGCAAGCAAGTGCTTACTGATACATCTCAATTTGTAAAAAAGTAAGAAAGAGTAGTTTATTAAGTTTTTAATTCTTATATTGTACTAAAGGTTATAATAAGTGTTTTATATAATAGAAGAAGAAACTAAACTTGAACGTTTAGAACGGCTGATGAAGATAGGAGTATATGTAGATATAATCTCCTCTAATGACTTATACCATCCTAAATTAGCTACTACAGTAGCAGTCTACATAAGAACTTTAAATAGTAAGCACGGATTTATAATTCCTATTAATCACGATGAAGGTATTGGTGTAGCTAAAGACCGTATCTACAAGGTTTTAAAATCTGCCGATAAACTATATACCTTAGATAAGAAGAAGTTGTTATACCACTTTAATTTACAGGCAGCAATAGACCTCTCACTGCTTTACTCAATGACTAAATTTAATAAGTTAGAGTATACCAGAGAAAATAATACATTAAACTATTTTTATAATAAGTTTAGCGACTTCCCTAATATAAATCAACTCATACCTATATCAAAATTACATGAGTCTTGTGAAAAAGTATTTAATCAAGTAAAGCACGTTATTGATATTAAGATACCTTCTGGTTTTGAATTTTATAACAATACAGCAACTAATGTATTCTACCTATTAGAACAAAGCGGAATCGGAGTACATTATCAAGACTTTAAAGATAACTTTAAACCCCGTAATCCATTATATAACATAAAAGACGAGGTAGCTCTTACATCCTATAACCTATATAACTCTACTTCTAGACCTACAAATGCATTTAATAGTGTAAATTTTGCAGCAATACCAAAAGCAGATGAGTATAGAAAGTGTTTTAAACCGCAGAACGATACATTTATAGAGTTTGACTTTGATGGATACCACTTAAGACTACTCTCAGAACAGATAGACTATGAGTTAACCACTGAATCAGCACACAAGCAATTAGCAAAGCATTACTTCGGTACGGAGGATATTTCTGATGAACAGTACTTAGAAGCAAAACAGATTAACTTTCAAGCAATATATGGAAAGATTCCACCTGAACATAAAGACTTAGATATCTTTAAACGTATACAGGAGTATATAGATAATATGTGGGAAACATACGAAAAAGAAGGAGTAGTATATAATACAGTATCAAAAAAACCCTTTACAAAGGAATTAAAAGAAATGCATCCTGCAAAGTTAATGAACTATATGATGCAAAGCTTGGAGACCTCAAGAAATATTCTTATATTAAAAGAAGTATTCAGGTATT